CAGCGTAACTGACGAAGGCGTTGATGAGAGTGTTACCGTCCGTTGTCAAGGGGGACCCGGAGAGGCGGCTGGCGGCCGGCTCATAGGGCAATCCGTTGCTAGTCACGGCGCGGGGATCAATTTCCGCTGCCAGCAGATCACGCAGGTCTTGTCGGTGGTCAGGGCTGACCCAGCGCAGGTAGACAGTCCTCTCAACGTACTCGCGGAGCCATCGGGAGATGGTGCCGTCAAAACGAGAGAAATCAGTCTCTACGACCGAATCAAACGATGACACGATGTCAACCACGCGATTCGCTACGGTCTCAAGATCCTTGCACGGAGCGTACCACACCGCGTCGACAAGCACATCCTTCTTGAACGCGTAAGTGTACGCACTCAAGCGAAGTGTATGCTCGGCTCCGACAGTGGAGATGTTCCGGGGGTCAGCAATCTTGCCGTACGACTCACCCTTCATGAAGGCCTTGACGGAAACGGGATTAGTTGCTCCGATCCAGTGTTTGACCATCTCCGAACGAGCTCGTTGGGTCGGCTTGTCCTGGAGATGAATCACTTCACCAATTTCCAGAGGGAATCCCGCACCAGCGTTCCGCACAACAAGTTGCGAAAACTCGTTGGCGTACTTGATATACCGTGCTGGTGGGACTACGTCGTTGAGCACCTTGTTGATCCTGCCCTGAATCGACGCCAAGTCGTTGTTATAACTACGATTTGGGACGACATCAGGGTTAGAAACAAGTGGTACGTGCAACGCGCGTGCCAGTTCCTTTCCGTCTTCGGTGACGAGTCCTTCGATAGCGTTATAGCGGATCGGGGCAAGTTTGCCACGACGATGTGATACGTCGTATGGCAAAATGCCCTTCTTGAGAGCCTCAAAGATGATTGGTGCATACTCTGGGGCTCTCTCCTCTTTATCGTGTCGAAGGTAACGCTCGACGTCGGCATCACATGGCTGCTTGGAGTGGGAGAGTCTCAAGGCGATGGATGGCATAAGGTCGGCTCGAACCATGCTGTTGCATGACGCGAATCCGTCTTTGTCCACCTCGCCGATACTCAGCATGACTCCGGCATCCGTGGCGTAGCCGTTGATCACCGTCGTACCTGAACCATCCGGATCGAATCGGCGCCGTTTCATCCCAGTCCACGGCGACAGCCAACCGAACCACCGTATCGTGCTTATCGGATTGAGTAGCACGACAGCGTGGTGGCGGTCGATCGTCTTCGTGTCTACGGAATACACGTGCCAGGTGGGAACGGGGAACCATTGCACGAGCTGGCAGACATGATCACGAGAGTAGTCCCACAACCGATGCTGGTATCGTCGGCCGCCGGAGACTTCCATCATGACTTCGTCTGCGCTTAGCTTGTACTGGTATTCCGAGCTGTGGTACTTGACATCGTCGGGAATGAAGGTGTATAGAAGTGCCGGATTGCCGGTCTTCATCCATCTCCTCCAGTCGATGTAGTAGTCCACATCCACCATCTTGATGATGTGGTTAGCGTTGATCTCGTCATTCTTCGGGGGAAAAGCAACATCCTTGTCAATGAACCACTGGTGGTAGCCGGCAGAATCCGCGTCCCGGGCACACTGAGAGACGACGTAGGGCTCTAGGCCTTGCTGGCCAATGAACCCGTCAATCGTGGCAGATGCAGTGGTGCGAGCCGCCGCGCTCTCTCCATGACTGTGGCCAGGGGTGGGCTTCACCTCGATGAGGTTAGCACTCCTCTGCCACTCGCCACGGAGATAGCGGTGCGGACTGGGAACGGTCGTGTAGGCTTGCACACAAGTGCGAACACGGACGATGTCTTCATCCGTGACACAGTTGTGCCACACAGCTCTCGTGATGCCGGCGAGGACGATGCCTCCGGCCACGAGACCTGCACAGCGCAACATGCCACTGAATGCGATTTCACTAAGATCTTCATGCACGCCGAGAGTTTCGGCGAGGACCGGAAGAGTACGGTCGACAGCGAGGGCATCATGTATTCCGTAGAGGACTACGTGATT